GATGGCTCCGACGTATGAGCAAATTGGTGTATGGTTAACGGGTCGATAACTACCGCCCCGAGACACTTATCAGGATGAGAAGTGTTTCGCCATGATAGGAGCTCTCATCATGAGAAGTACAATTGAAATACTCGATCAAGCCAGAGGGACCAATAGTGACTATTGGGTGGCGAAACAGGTCGGCTCACAACCGAGCGTTGTGAGCACATGGCGGAGCAGAGGACATGTAGGCCCCGACGCCATCGTCAAACTCTGCGAACTCGCAAAGGTCCCCGTCGCCAAGGGACTAGCGCTATGCGCGTGGGAGACGATCAAAGACAAGGACCTGCGCGACAGAATCGGCAACGCCGTTTCTTTTAGCCGTCCGCTCAGGGCCATGAACAAGGTGTTCAGCCCGGCACGCTGAACACTGCCCTAGCGGATGCTAGGGAGGGTTCAAAAAGGACCCTCTCCGCCATACGCTAGGGCAACGTACAATCCCCGGGAAACAAACGTTTCCACGGGGGAATATGCTGTACGGCTACGCCCGGGTCTCGACGCAAGAACAAGAGACCCACGCTCAAACCGACGCATTGGCGAAAGCCGGCGTCGGTTTTATTTTTGCCGAAAAACGCAGCGGTGGAAGCATGAGCCAAAGGCCGCAGCTTGAAGCCCTGCTGCAGCAGCTCAGCCCAGGCGATACAGTCGTCGTCTACAAGCTCGACCGCATCGCCCGCTCTCTCAAAGACCTGCTGACCATCATCGAACGCATCGAGGAAAAGGGCGCACAGTTCCGATCGCTCACCGAATCGCTCGATACCAGCACACCCGCAGGCCGCATGATCTTCCACATCGTCGGCGCCTTTGCGGAGTTCGAACGCGAACTCATCCGAGAACGAACCAGGGTAGGGATGGCCGCCGCCGCCAAGCGCGGGGTCAAACTCGGCCGCCACTACGCAATGAGCCGCGAAGACGAAGCCGAAGCCCTGCGCATGTGGTACTCCGGCCAGTGGACAAAGACCGCTATCGCTCGCCAGTTCAACACACATATCAGCAGCGTCAAACGTGCAATTAAACGCCACGAAGTAAGCTTACAGACGAGTCTGCTAGATGCCGCATAATTCCGCCCAACAACAGGGGGCAGGGAATGGGCGTAGAAGATCGCGATTGGTACCACGACCGTAAAAAACAGAAACCAATCAATCCAGATTGGCAGAGAGAATACAACCGATGGTACGGCAAACCGAACACGCCCACGCCCAAGAAGCCCGGCATGCACTGGACGCTAACGCTGATGTGCTGGGCCACGTTCTTTCTTGCGGTGTACATCGGCGTTAAATACATCATGAACCTCAAGGCTCCGGTCTCGAAAGCACCAATTCAGACCGCACCGCCTACCGTCGCAAACACTACGCGACAACCGACGCAACCGCAGACAGCACCAGCACGATCAATCGCCCCGGCACCCACGGTCTACAAATGCGAAGTGCGCGGCCACACGATTTATACGAAAGAACCTTGCCAACAGGCCGTTAGCGCTATCGTCAGCCAAGCGCCAACACCGCCAACTGCAACCGCCAACGCAACGCAACCACAGGTTGAAGACTCCGCCGCAGTAGCGCGACGAGCAGACGAACAACTCGCGCGACAGTGGGACGCACGCATGGAGCAACGCGACCGCGACATCGCAACAGAGCAAGTCGCAGCGCAAAAACAAGCCAGCGCGATCACCGCCCAATGCAACCAGCTACGCGCGCAACGCGACAACATCCAGCGCATGGCCATACCGGTGCAGCAATACGACTACTGGCGAAACCAGATGAACGCGATCCGAATGCAAATGAGTCAACTGCACTGTTGAAAAGCGGCTAGGCCGCAAGCAGAACAGGCTTCGAAGCACTGGCGAAATACGACGAACCATCGATGGCAACGAAGCACCTTATGTCCGCGATATCGAACTCAGCGCAGAGCGTGGTGAGCACGTCTTTCAACGCATCACCGCAATTCGGTTTACTGTTCTCGATGGCATATACCACGGCCTCCGGAACGTTGATGCCGCGACTGGTGTAGTACTTCTTCTTATTGAAACGAGTATCGGCAATATCCTTGCCGATGTACTTGGCGATGTAGCTGGCCAGCGCATCGAGCTTCCATTGCTTGCCGAAGTGCGCGCCCTGTGGGTTACGAATGTGGCAGTAGCCTTTACCACGACCGCCTACGACCTTCAGCCATGCACGCCGCGCGAGGTTGAGCGCCACGCGACCTGAAACAGCGACGTGCATGTGCCATGCGCCGCGTTTCTGAGGCTCTGGAACCGCGATGTAGTGGAACTCACTATGCCGGGCCATCGTGCGCCGGAAAGCGTCCCAAAGTTTCAGGAAACGCTCCAGATCGGCAATGCATTCGCGCGTGGTCAGCGTAATCATGTGCGTAACCCGGGCCGTCTTGCAGCGCAGGCGTACGTTTTGCTTGGCGCGCTTCGCCGCAGACTTGACGCTGGTGGCCCGAGCTTCTTTGTCGTCTTCGGTTTCAGGTTTGGCGCCGCGCACACGCCGTGGCAAATCGCGCAGGTCGTTCAAGCGTTGGACGACGGTGCGCCGATAGCCGCTGAACTCGACACTGCCGTCTTCGAAAGCACGAACCTTGGCAACCATGTCATGCCGCGCAGGCCCCTCCGGCCAGAACTCAGCAGCTGACTCCTCGCGCTGAACCCTGCCAACCTCAGCGCTAGCCCGATGCTCATCACTCCCCCAAACGGCCGATTGTCCATATCCATAGTTTTCTGCTATCGTAGTTTCATGCATGGTAGGGTGTCCAACCGTTAGAGCTACCGTGTCGGCCCCGAGGCGTTGGCGCGCTTGCGGGGCTTTTTCTTTGGCCGGTCAGCCCGCGAACCCTTGCCGCGCTTGGCTTTCCGTGCCTCTCTTCCGTTAAGTGTTATTACTACAAGTAGGGGCTCGCTGCGCTCGCCCCGTCCGTTCTCGCTTCGCTGCGGGCGGGCGGGGCGCGCGGCCTCACCCCATCCCTACGTGCCCACCACCTCCGGAAAACGGCGCAGCGGCCCGCCTAACGCATCCAACAGCCAGTTCAGAGGGGCTACGCCCCTAAGCTCTCAGATCGCCCACCAGGGCTGTCACCGTTCCGCTGAGTTCGTCGTCCCTATCGCGACCATAGCGTCGGCTCTGTGGGCTTTCGCGGCATAAACGGCTGCCTCCCCAATTCCCCAAAAAGCCGGGGAATCGGGTCCCCTCCATTTATTCCACGTCCCACAGAGCCGCCGCTCCCATGGTCGCGGGACGACGAACTCAGCGGAACGGTGACAGCAACGCCCCCGGCAACCTCACCGAGAGAATCAGACGCCGGGACTCAGAATCTAGCGATCCCGGTAACTTGAAAGGCGGAAACCATGGAACAGCTTTCACTCTCACTGATTGGCGGCCTCTGCACCATGCCTCTGTGGTTCGCGCTGCCGCGCCGTCGCACCATCAAGCGCGGCAAGCTTCCATTCCGCCCGTGGACTCAACTCACACTTCGCCTGCCGATCCGCCGCCTGATCCGCGCCGCTTCCCACTTCATCTGGACACGCCCCGACGGCAAGCAATTCGTCTGCCGCACGTTCCGCCAGCTTGTGGCCCGCGTCTACGACTATGACGGCCACCTTCTCCAAGGGCTGCTACGAATGGTCAAACGCTAGCCGTGCGACCAACGCTGCCGTCCATCGGCGGCCGGAACGTCCTGCGCGCGATCAGCAGAAGGGACAACTGGCACACGCTCCGAGCCAGAAACATCGCTCGACGGCAAACCACCGCTCTTGCCCACGGCCAGCTCGTGCAGCGCCTGATTGTCGCGATCGCTTACCCGCCCGAACTCTTCGATAGGCCACGCCGTCACGGCAACATGCACACCGCCTTTCGACAGAATCACGTGGTCACCGTACGCCGAACGAGCAACGCCCCAACCGAACTCTTCGAGTTGGGCAGCGCTCAGCCGTTCCTTAACCCTGTTCGATTCGTCGTACCACTCGACCACCAGCCGCGCCCTGTTCGCAGCCCACGCCAAGCCAGACAGCCGCGGCCGCCATTTCTGCGAAATCGACGCCACGTAGTCATCGGCCATCGCATCCTGCCTCTGACCACCCGTCACGGGCTCCGCCTTCGCCGCCACCGGCTGGGCCTGACTCACACCAGCCTGCACACCAGATGCCACCGGCTGTGCCGCCACCGTCGCCGGCACTGACACCACGGCCGTCTTCGTCTCGACCTTGTGACCCGCACTCATGCTCTGCTCAAGGCCACCGCCCTTTAGGGCATGCCAGAGATACCAAACCGCAACCACCAGCGCGACACCGAACAGCGGCAACCAACGCTTGAGCACCGGATTGTTCCAAACGTTCGTCCGAGCGTCCTGATACGTCTCCGTGTTTTCCGTCGCCGCCTGATGGCTCGCATACGTGCCGAAGTACTTCGAATCGTAGCCCTCAGTCCCCTTGTTGATCTGCACGAACTTGATCTTCGTGCCGTTATGCAGCCCCTTGTACGCGGTCCACTTGTACCGGTCATCCTTACCGCGCGCATTGAGCTTTTCGAAGACGATCTTCTGATCGACCCGGTTGACCCAAACCGGATGCACACCACCCGCGCCTTGCAGCACCTGACACATGAGCACAATGTCCAGACCCCTATGGCGATGCTCAGCAACCGCCTTGATCTGATCCGGTGGCATCGTCCGCGTTGCCCCGTGCGGCCAGAAGTTTTGCGCCTCATCCAAGATGACCAAGCTGTCATTCTCGACCAGCTCATTCCAGCGCAGCACGTCAGCTTCAGGAATCTCATGCAGCAGCTCCCTGACTCGCTCCAGCTCGACGCCGGCCACCTCTGCAACCTTTGCGTGATCCAGCCCGTTGATGCGCGCATAGACCTTGCGACCTTTCTGCAGCGCAGGGATCAGCCGCTTAACCACGGCCTCCCACGTTTTGCCCGCGCCAGGCAACCCTTCGTGAACGATCAGCATGGCATCACCATTGGAAAAGCGTCACGACCTTGCGCGCCATACGAAACGCGAACGCGCCACCCAGCAAGCCGATGCCCTGCCCGATGTTGAAGACGCCGAAGAAAAAAAGAATGTCGCCGCCCAACGAGTTGAACGCGGACTGCAAGCTCACACCGCTCAAAAACGTCGGCGCCGGCAATGTGCCAAGAACCGCCGTCACGCCCTGCAACAGCAGATCCAATGAGTCGATGAACAAATCCTCCGTGATCTGCCAAAGCGCCGCAAAGATGGCGACGAAGATGCCGTCCAACCACTGAGCCAGCGCCGACAACGCATTAATAACTGCATCAAACATGGATCACCCCGCTCAAAAAAATGCGATCTTGAACGCGGCCCAAGCGGCCACCAGCAGCACCACGACCCCGCCGAGCTGGTACATCGTCATCATGCTGCTGCTGCACACGTAGGGCGTCATATCCAACCGCGGATTCCATTCCGTCGCCTGAACAACCCAATCGGAAGGACACGCCCCCGAACCTATCGCCACGTTGAAAAAACCCGTCATGGCGCTGTACCAAGGCATGCGCTGCACACGAGACACAAAGCCATTCAAGACATCATCGAAGGTCTTCGTCTTCTGCTTATAGAGCGCCTCAGTCGGGCCGCTAAACGTCGCAGTGGTCGGCTGCTGATCCTGCTGCTGCTGATTGGCCGGATTGCCCGCAGTAGCCGGCGGTGCCTGATCCGTGGTCGTAGTCGTAGTCGTCGTAGTGCTGCCGTCCGGATTGGTCACCGTGGTGGACACAGACGTACTCGTCGTAGTCTGGCCCTGCACCGGGTTCACACGATCCTGCGTGCCCGTCAAAGTCGTCGTCGCGTTGGTCGTGGTCGTGGTCTTCGTTGTCGAGCCATCCGCGTTCACCTTCGTCTGCGTGTCGGTCTTCGGCGTGCCGGCCACGGTATTGCCAGACGGAAACGACACCCCATACCCAGTCGATGGCGCGCCAATCATCTGCGCACACGGATCGTTGGAGCCGCCACCAACCACGTTGGTCAGCGTGTTGACGGAAGGGCAACCCGCCGCGTTATAGACGGCGGGCCAGCTCGCCGGCGTGGCCTTGATAGCCGACTGAATCTGCGCATCGGTCGCAGGCTGCGTAGACGTGCCATCTGGCACGCACGAACCACTCTTCAAAACGTAACCACCAATACAAGCATCCCCCTGCGACGTACCTATACCAAACTCCGATCCATCCGCTGCACGCGCCACACAGTTATATTGCTGCGGGTTCGATCCGACTTGGACAGAAACGATCGTAGCGCCTGACGTAGCCGCCTTGGCAGCACAAGCAGCGCCAGGACTCACCGCGTAATGCGCACCACTACCGTCAATCCAAAGCCAGCCAAAACCGTTGAACCCAATATCGCCCGCATTAGCCGATACCGCAGGCGCCACTACATTGCCATTCAAATCCAGCGCAATCCCAGACGGCGCACCGATGAGCGCAATAACGCCAGCCAACGCTGCACCCTGAATCGCGCCCTTACGAATCGCCGCCATCCCAGCAGACGCGATCACATCACCCGTGATAGCAAGCGCGCCAGTGGCGGGCAGGGCCACCGCAGCAGCCCCAACAGCAACAACCCCAATCGTGATCGGCACCAAGACCGACATCACGCTGCCGGACGGCGTCTGCGGCACCGACGCCCCGCTCTGCCTCACCGTCAAATCCACGCCGACCGATTGCGCCTGCGCGGTCCCTACAGCCAAAAGGCCCGCAACGATCAGCGCGAGCCAACCTCCCAACCGACCATGACCGCCAACGCGCACAGCGCACCGATAAAACCCCAGAACAGTAGCCATAGCATGCGACCTCCAGAAACGAAAACGGCTCAGCGCCGGGGAGCCACTGAGCCGTACTACATCGACGCGGACCGATCAGAAGAACGCCGCGACCTTGTTCAGCGCCCACTTCGCGAAGCCCGGGCCGATCTTGACCACGCCCATGGCCACCAGCGCGGCAACCACGGCCGTCGCGCTCACGGCACCCGTCATGGACGAGAAGTCGATGGACGTACCACCGGTCGTGGTCTGAGCCATCGCTGCACCCACACCGCCGACCGCCAGAGCGGCACCAGCCGCCAGTTTTTGCATCAGTTTCATGTTCAACCCCTATCGAAAAAAGAAGCGACCTTGGACACCAGCATTGCAACGATGAAGAAGAACACCGGCCATTGAAACCCAGCGGTAAACGCGGCCGCGAAATCGCTCGCGCTGGGATACGTGAACGCGCCGGACAAAGCCATCACGTTCGAGTATTCACTTGGCTGCAACAGCAGATAGCCGCTGCAGCTCTGTGGCGGATCGGTCGTGAAAACCAGACCACCGTTTTGAATCACCACACACTGCGCCACGATCAGCCTTCCAGCTCGGCGATCTGTTCCAGGTTCGACTGGATCGCCGCCTCCCAGGCTTCAATCGCCTCGTCACGCTCTTCCAGACTTCCAAAAAACTCGATGGCCTCGGCATCGTCCATCGACTCCGCGGAATCCAACGAGTCGTGCAGGTTCTCATTGGCTTCCTCCAGCTCAGCAATCTGAGCCTCAATCTCAGCAAGGGTTGACATCACGCTCTCCGAAAGAAACGCCGAACAAGGCGGACAACCACCAGAACCACCGCCAGCAGCAAGCACACTCGCGCCACCCCATGCCCGCCTTGAATCAACATGGACACGCCGGCAAAACCGATCACCGAAAACAAGCGCCAAGCGTTGTGCGCAACCGCTGTCGCAAGCCAGCCGACCAACAGCAACAAGAGCGGGGTAGACAGCTTCATCACCACGCCCCCGCAAGACCGCCGAGACGATGCAGCGCATCGCGCAAAAACTCATCCGCCAGATCGAGCCCCTCGCCATCGAGATTCACGTAGGCCTCTTCCCTCAGCCAGATCGAATCCATGAAATGGATACGAGCGCTGCGCAGGTGTGCCGCCCACGCAGACGAAACAGCAGGCCCACCCAACGCCCCAGACCAGAACGCCTCCGGGGATTTCCAGATCGACCACACCAGCACCAACAGCGTCAGCAGCAGAACGAACAACGCCACCACCACCGCATCGACACACGAGCCCATCACGACCTCCGAATCCGCTTGACACCGAGAGCGTTGCAATACAAGACGCGCATGCGCACCGCCGCCGGCTTGTTCCAAACCACTTCGGAGGACGCGACCATCGCAAGCACAACGCGCTGCATCTGCCGCACATGCGGATGGCCCGCGCCTCCGAAAAGGTCTAGCTGCCTGTGATCGCGCCTCACAACGACAACCATGTCAGCCTCTGTGTCAGTGGTGGGTTAGGCGATAGTGAGAACGCGCCGCCCGGCTTGCATCGCCTCGCCTTCCGTCTCGTAGCAGCCAAAGCGGCCGTTCTTGGTGACGTACATCCAGCCCGTGCCCGGCACGTATTCGGCGCTCAGAGTGCCGATGCAGAGCGCGACGCGCGCCTTCTGGATTGCGTAGTCGTTCAGCCTCTTGAACTCGACGGTCACGTAAGCGGTGCCCTTATCCCAGTCGCGGTGGAGCATCACCAGATCATTCAGCGCTTGCTGCAGCTCAGCGATTTGCTCGGCTTCTGTCATCGCCATCCCCTATCAGTACCGGCGCCGTAAACAGATGAAGCCCGGACTACCGGGCTTCGCATGGATCACGATCAGGCCGCTTTCTTTTCGGTAGCGGGGGGAGCGGGGCGAGAGACAGTCAGCGCCTTGAGACCAACGATGCGCGCGACCAACTCACCATCGCGCGAGACGAACAGCTTGAAATCGGCCACGTAGTCGCCGGGTACGGTGTCCTTGAGTTCGTCAGCGACGTTCACGCGGCCAACCTTGATCTGTTCGGACATGACGCCAGTCGCGTCGGCAACACCTTCGGTCAGGATGCACTGCGCTTCGTGCATGGAATACGGACGGCCCGTCTTTGCGGACACGCCGGTACGGCTGTTGATGGCGATGATGGTGAGCTTCTGGGTATTCGACAT